TGGTGCTTTTGTTTTTAAATCTTCAAGATTAGTGTGTACATATCTGTACAACTCCCCAGCTTTATCCATTTCCTCATCAGGAACTTCAATAGCTTTCCCTTCAGTAGCCAGTACTTCTTTTAATATATCAACTAGTTTAAGCATTACTTAAATTTTGAAGCAGCAAAGTTTCCAACACTTCTCATATCAACTCCCTTATTAGCAACGTCTTTAGCTACTGTTAACATTTTATTTAACAACGTATCTAATTGTACTAGCTCAGCAGTTTGTAGCTTCTGGCGAAGATCTCCACTTCTTAGCTCTTTTGCTATCTGTAGTAAATGTGTTGCAAATGCTTGTGTTGTTGTTGCTGGTTTAAATTCAGTACCTACTCCACCACCTGGTGTATGTTGTTTTACTTTACCGAGTGGGTCTTTTACTATTGGACTTGGTATAGCTTCTTCCATGTCAGTATTTTCGGTCACCAAACCCGCTAACTTTTGCATTCTTGTTGATTGGTTCATTGTTATGTTTTTTATATAAATATTACTTTAAACAGCAAATACCTGATTGGGTACAGAGGATATCTGATATTAGTCTATTAACTCCTTGGTATTTGTTTGTTTGTTGATTGTCTGGGTTGTATGATTCTTGTAATCCCATAGCTTGGTCTCTCATTCCTACTGGTGTTACGTATGCTCCAAATGTAGAAGGTGTTGAGACAAAATCCCAACAAATTAACTCTAAATCCTCTTCAACTTGAACAAGGCCTTCACCAATTGGTGATACAGATCCCATTGCTCTTGATGACACTCCTACATTAATTCCAGCTAAAAATAACTCTTTTAATATATTGCCTGATGGTGTGTCTAAAATTTCAAATTCACCATAAAGATCTTCACCATCCCACCACATTTTTGTAATGTTGTGACATACGTTCTTTAGGTTTATAATGGATGATTCTGGGTGATCTAGTTCTCCTAGTGCTCTTTTATCTTTTACGGGACCTTCTGTATAAAGATCTGTTTGTATCTTTAAAGTACGATATGGGTATACACGGTGATTAGCATTCGGCTTTCCTGCCGCTTGAATTTTTCCTGATACCAGAAATGGTGCTCTTGGATTCATTCTACCTTCCCTCAGTTGTTGAGGTTGAGGTTTGAATAGCATGTACTCTATTAATACTTGTTTGCTCATTATCCTTTTTTTACGTACAAATTTTTAAAGGCTTGTGATGTTTCTGTCGATGCGTCAGGAGATACTACCGTAGGCATTCCTTTTGATGCAGGGTTAGCTGCATTTTTAAGTGTATATAATCCAACTTCTTCTAATTCCTTTTTGATACTCTTTGTTAACTTCTCTTTCAAGCTTTTAAACTTATCAAATGATTTTCCTAAATCTACCCCACCTCTAAATGAATTTTTTTTCTCTAATGCATCTAAGTCGTATACATCTGAATACATTCCAGCGTTATACATCGCTTTCATGCGATCATCCTTTCCTTTCATAAAGCCTGTTATTTTAACTTCTATACCGTCTGGTGCTACTACTACATCTCCTATATTAAATGTCTCTCCTGCTTTATTATTAGCTTGCTTAATTTCAGCTGCTGCTAACTCTTTACCTCTCTTTTCAGACGACCATCTTTCAAAACCAGTGTTATCTTTGTATTCATCAACATGCTTTTCTACGTGTGGCTTCAAAACATTACCTTGCTTGTGAACCACTTTACCGCTACTTAATTTTATTTCTGCTGTATTATCAGGAGTCATCTCTTCAATTACTCCGATTTCGCCTTCAGGGGTAACTACACTCTCTCCTTTAGCAAATTTTTTTCTTGGTTCACCTATTTCAAAATATTCTTCTAAGATGTTTTCCTTTAATCTCTGAGCAACACTCTCTTTCACTATCTTTACACCTTTTGGTAATCCTCTTGCTCTTTCTTTATTGCTTTGGTTTGTTTGTGTGTTTGCTTTTTCATCCTTTTTAAGGACTTTCATTGCATTCGCCTTATCAACTAAGTTATCTTTTTTAACTTCCTGTGTTCTTAATCCCTTATCTATCTTTTCAACAGCATCTGTATTGGTAATAATAAGGTCCATGTATGCTTTTGGATCTTTTACAAGATTCTTATAGGCTTTTACTTTTGCTTTTATTAAATTCTCATCTGTAACTTCTGGCATTTGTAATAATTCAAACTCCATACCTTTCATTAACTGTATGTAGTTTACACTATCAAACTCATGTACAATAGCTTCGTTTAAAGGCTCTGCTGCTTCACTTTTTAAATCTTGATAATCTTGTTGAATCTTTTCTACTGCTATTTTAGCATTTTGAGCGTTTGTTAAGTATATGTCAATTCCCATGAGGTCAAATGCTTTACCACCACCTATTTTACCTACTACTTTATCTTTTGATACTGTCACTGTTGCTTTTCCTCCACCATGTACTGGTAAAGTATCGGCACTAAAAGAAACGTTATCACCTCCACCACCTACATTTTTAAACCCTAATTTTTTAATTTCAGATGCCAATGCCGGATTAATATACTTTTCTAATGCTTTTCGCTGTTCGCCTCTTTCTTCTTCATGTTCATCACCAGTAAAACCTTTATCTTGGAATGATTTTAATGTTTTTGCCGCTAACCCCATTGAAATTTCAGTAACAGCTTGTTTATTAATTTTTTGAGAGGACCTTAAAAGTCCTTCATTTACTGTTGACTTCTCAACACTATCATTATCATTTAAACTTTTCTCCACTCCATTAAGAACATATGTTCTCATATCAATGAATTTAACTCCTTTGATTCTTTCACCATTACGTTTAATTATATCAAACTTATCTGTTGTGTTGATTTTAGTATTTTTATCTACCATTGTAGGAGTAGATCTCATACCAACCATTTCGTTAAATCTATTTTCAAGATCTTGATTAACCCTCATATCAATATCAAAGTCATCTTCTGCTGCTTTTTTATATTCTTCATCATCATAATCTACTACATCAGGTACGTGATTGCCAGTTGCAAAAAATACTAACTCTCTTGCAAGATCGTCAGCAGTCGATGTTCCAACCATATTCGTATTACCATCAATATCAAAGGTTGGTAATGCCTCGCTTGCTTTTTCCCAAGTCACATCGTTAATGAGGTCGTCTTGCCACATATTTTTTAGGGCTACTTCAATTGCTTTTGGTGTGATTTGAGCCGATCCTTCACCCATATAATCCCATTGAGATAGTTTAGCATCTTCACCTGGTCCTGGATCGTATTCATCGCTTGTTGTGTGACTAGCAACTAACATTTTAGCAGCTTCTTCTGCACTAGTTTTTCCAAACTTACTCACAACCTCTTCTGGTCTATTTTGTAGTTGTGTCATTACTTTACCGTATACGGCTGATGATAGTTGATACTGCATTTCTCCAACAATGTTCTTAACAGATTTTAACCATTTATCACTTTGATCATCCCCTTCACCCATATAATCCCATTGAGATAGTTTAGCATCTTCAGCGTCTTTTTCCATATTATGACGCTTTTCCATATCTGCAAATTCATCGTCGTCGTTACCTTCGTGTCCTTCAATATCAACAACGTCTCTAGGATACTTTGCTGCAAGTTCCTCTGCATCAATTCCTTGTTCTGCTGCTATGTATTCAATTGCTTCTTCGTATGAGTTTCCTCTTGCAAGTAGATCCTTAATGTCCTGTTCAACTTGATCATTACCTCGACTTGATTTCCAATTTGATAATATACCACCCATTTGTGGGGTGTTAAATATATTCTCACTTATAATTCTTTTACTTTTTAATATACTTACAGCGTCTTGGTATGTATTTGTAGAAACAATCCACTGTGGGAAGTCTCTACGCACATTAACCATGAAATTAGCTTTAGTCATTTTGCCTTCTAAGAGGTCCTGGTATTGTCTTGTTATATTTTTCATACTAATAAATAGAGTTATCTACCCTGTCCTACGTATTTCTTTGGTCTAGGACTGTGTTTGTTGTAAGATTTTTTAACTGTTCCATTTTTTCTTTTGCCGAAAGTTGCTTTACTACTTGAAGTCGATCCCTTTGCTATTGCCATTTTGATTATTTTTTACCTTCCATCATATTACCACCTTGTAACTCTTCCGCAAAGCTTAATATTGCATTTGTTAGTTTTTGTTTTGATTTAACATCAGCTTGTAATGCAGCAATTGTATTATGTAGTGCCTCTGCCTGTGGTCCTGGGTATTTGTCTGTTATTTTTCCTTCCTGAAATAGTCCGACTTCAGCTCCGTCTTTATCCAACTCTAGTACATCTTCGTACATACTACCAAATGGTAAATCGCTGTCAGTGCTCATGCTACCACCTTGTGCGTTCTGCATAACACTCTCTACGTCTAGGCCTGGAAATTGATCTTCAATTTGCATTGCTACTTGTTCAGCATCCATTCCTTGTTGTAGCAAGTTCTCTGCTACAGAAATTGCTTGATCGTATGCTAGGTTCTCGTTTAGTTTGGTTGCTTTTGAGTATGCTCCTAGTCTGTTTTCAGTTAAGTACCTTTTAAAGTTGAAATTATCCGCCATCTTATTTTATTTTTTTTAATTTTGTATACGCTTCAACAACCTTTGTATTTATTTTTTCAAATAATTTCTTTGTATTGTGTCTATACTCCATTTGCTCCTCTCCCTCCGATAACTCACCTCTCATTTGATTAGTGTACTCCAGTAATCTATTAATTTCCTCGAGTTTCTTATGTATCATCTTAGCAGCTTCATGCATTTGCTGTGGCTTTGTTCTTGTTAAAGCCTCTCTCTTAAATCTATGATAGTTTTCATTTAAACTTTCTAGGTTTGAATCGTTTACTAATACATTTAATCCCAATTCACTAAACACTACTGTAACATCAGCTCCACTAATATCTTTTACAACTCCCTCTGCTCCTTTTGTTAGTATTTTACTACCATACTTTGTAGTTGGACCTTTGTAAATTACCTGTTTACCCATTGTTAAATCTTCCCATAAATCCTTTACAATAACACCCTGCATACCAGATTCACCTCTTTTTACCTTCTTCATACCATCCTGCGTCAAGGTGTGTATATCTGCTTTACCGTGTGCAAGCATTGGAGCGTCCTCTTTCATCTCTGGTCCCATGTATTGCTTCTTAGATGCATGTAGGCTTGGATTGAAAGCTCCTGCTCCTGTACTCATTGACCCTTCCTCGCTCATTCTTTTAATAGCTTGAGCGATTCTAATAGCTTCTTCGTGAGTTAAAGGTGTACGAGCAACTACCTTATCCGCTAACATCTTAGCAGCTTGGTCGCCAATTTTTACGTACTGGACTAGATAATCTACTATTTTAGTATAGTAATCATCAATATCTTCTAGTAAAAACTGCTTTTGAAATTGTATACTCATTACTTGATTACTTTTAACTCTTCTACTAGTTGATAATATTCCATTAATCCTACTAACGATTCATCCCTCACTGGTTCCCCTGTGTTGATAGGTTTAATTAATTTAATAGCTTCTTTTAATTTAATCTGTGTTACTCTATCAGTTACATTTTCTAATAACGCTGTTAATTCCTTCTTAACCTTATCAAATTTATTATTTAAGTATATCTTTAACTGTTTTGTATCTGATATATTGTTTATATACTCTTTGAGTAGGTTTTTTTGGTTATCTGATAATCCTGAATACTTGTCATTAAACTTTTCTACTAGTATTTTGTAAGCAAGTAGCCGTATTTCCTTGTCCTCCTTCATAAATTCTTCAACTGCTTTAGATGCTACCTTCCTTTCTGTAAGCGATTCCTTAGTTACATGCTCTAGTAAAGTCACTTTATTTGATATAATCTGCTTAGTATCAATACACTCAGTGCTAATTTGAGACTCAACTAACGTATAAACCGCTGCATATATCTTATAACCGTTAATTTTTGCCTTGAAAAAATTATCAAGATCGTAGTATTTCTTAATTTCTTTAATTAACTTATACTTTTCAACGTTTAATTTTGCTCTATCTAATTTTTTAGACTGCTCAAGCACAGTGTTAACTAACATCTCAGCCCTACTCTCTGTAAGTATTGGAGTATTTAGTACCGTGTTATACAGTTCACATTCCTTCTGTAATTCTGTATTTATGAAGTATTTTTTAAAGATTTTTACAGCTTTAGGGTCTTTGTTCGACATCAAATCTGACGTTGCTTGTCTGACCAATAGCTCAAAAAGCACTCCGGTATTCTTATATTTGCTATGCTTTATCATACAGTTTTTGCTTGCTTATAAATATCAGGGAGTTATGTTAAGTCTGGCTTTATTTGATTCTCATTCAATAGGTCGCTTTCTTTGAATAAATCCGTATTTCTTTTACCGAATTGCTCCAGTAACACTCTATTTTTATAATAAACTGTCTTGGTGACGGCATTTTCTAGTGCTAGTGGTGATCCTCCTTGGTATTTTACCTTCAAACCATTCTCTCCTGATTTAGGTTTTGATTTGATATCATAAGTACCCATCCTATCTGATCCTAATGGATCGTCAGATGTATTGATAAGCGACACCTTCTCTTGTGGTCTGCCTGGTAATTTTACTGGTTCTGATGGGTTCATCTCATCGTAGCCTTGTGGTACTTCAGTATTAGCTAGGTTGGTGTTGCCATATCCACCATACATTGATGCGATTTGGTGTGGTGTTCCGTATACTTGGCCTGTTACAGCTGGGTCGTTGCCTTCTTCTTCAATTTGCTTGGTTCTAAAGGATCTCTTAGCATCTTCAGCAATAAGATCTCTATACTCGTCAAACTCATCTTCAGAGAAGTGAAATATTTTATCATAGATCCAATCAGTTGGCATTAATTTATTCTCAAGCATTTGAGCTGCTAGATCTACTTTCTCTTTCATCAATGCTATACGCTCTTGATCATAGATAATTGACGGTGTAGTTAGTGATATTTCAAAATTAGCAATTGATTCGTTAGTATATCCATTTGCATATAGATGTACTAAGCCAATTTTAGTTAATTCACTAAGCACTATACGTTGTAAACGCTCAATTGTACGAGCAAATCTAATATCTTCAGCTGCCAAAGTTGCTTTACCTGTCAAATCTTTTTCATATCCAAGAAATGCTTTCGGTATTTTAAGTGCTGCAAATAATTTATTTAGTAGGTAGTTTATATCCTCAATACCATTATACTCTAATGCCTTTGCTGTATCGATACGTGTTGATTGATCATTCCCTCTTACTGGTATGAAGAAATCTTCCAACATATTCTGTACGTTATACTTTAGGTTGTAGTTTCCTGTTTGAGGATCTACTAGTGGATTCTTTTTCATCTTACTAATCATTCTCTGCATGTAGTTTTCTACCTCATTAGGTGGAATAGCTCCTACATTTACATAGAATATCCTTCTTTCCGGAGCACGAGTGATACGATGAATTAACATCGCGTCTTCCATCAATACGTACTGTTTAAATAACTTCCTTGCAGGCTCTAAGTATGATCTACCGTACGGTAGGTAGTTAATATCTCCAATTAATCTCAGATGAGCCATCTCGTAATTATAGAATGTAACACCTTGATCTGTATTTTGATATGAAGTTGAGTAACCAGCCGATGCTCCTAATGCAGCTGTTGGATCATATTTGAAAATAACCTCTGATGGATTACTTGGGTTTGTTCCTTCTAGTCTTACAATATTATAGGCTGAGAATGGTATTACGTTGTAAACGCCAAACTGCTCGGCTATTTCCATTTTCAAAAAGAAATCTCCATACTTACACATAGTCCTAATCCAGAACCATAGATTAAATTCAATATTTAAAATGTCATAGTATAGATTATATAATATCTTTTGAATATTTTCATCAGCTGACCTGATTTGTAGTACTTCGCCTTGTTCGTTTTTGAGTGTACACTCATCAGCTATAATATCTAAAGCAGATGCTATAATTGGATCAGTATCCATTGCTTCATACTCAGCATATATTTGTACACGAGCGGATTGATAGTTTTGTGATAAGTTTAAGTTAACACCATACGATGTTGATGTCGTATACACTCTATTGAATCGATCAATAAGTGCATTTGTTTGCAACACGCCGTTTGTCTGTATACGGTCAACGTCAACTGTTTTTAATTCTCCACCATCATTTCTAATAATGACGTCAGTTGAAAATAATCTTTTTAAACCTGAGAAGAGGTTTCTTTGTTGTTCTGCCATAATATATTTATATAAGCCATGTTAAATCTGCTAAGCCATCAGCTCCTGTATCCATTTGCCATGGATTATTTGTAAACGTGTTACCACTATTGTATACTTGGTAACCTTGGTCCGCTTTTGAGAAACTGTTTAAGCTTGCATATGTTAAATTAAATGCCGTTTGTCTAAATCTAAGAGCCGTATCACGTAGAAATAATCCTATTGACCAGGGCATTACTAAGTCGTCATTATACCCATACATAGCTTGAGGTTTCTGGTTTTTCCAAATAAAGACTCTAAGTTCGTTTAATAATCTTTGAGATTTTATTACAACGCTCTTATCCTCCATAAAGGATCGCATTTTCTCTACTACTAATGGTCGTGTTTTCTGATTCATTGAAAAGCCTGGAACCATCCCGTCTCCTCTTTCAAATTTAGTAATGTACTGATCTATTTGTGTTCCAACCATTTCTGATTTTGGTGAGTAATATAAATTATCATACCCTCTTTCTTGTATCGTTGTTACAACATCCCATCCAATGCTACTATTCTCAACTACTAGTAGTGCATTATTCCACTCCGTTGCTACTGCTACAAGGGTATGTGCAAAATCTTTTGTCGGTAACTGTGCTTTGTATTCTGCTACCTGTGTTACATCCTCGATATCTATTATATGATAAGTTGAGTAATCCTTTCCATCACCCCTAGCTACGTCGGCTACAACCATATATGTCTTTGTTGGTTCTGGGTATGCCCATAGCCAGTAGTTCTTATCATATCCTCTTCTTTCAATTGGCTCCGCTACATACGTTGTGTCAAACCAATTAAGAGTATCCGGTTCTAATACTGTGTCACCTGAAGTCGAAAAGTCGCAGTCACACTCTTGTGCAGCTGCTCTTACTCCTAACTGCTTTGTTTGCTCGTCACGCCAACCCTGCTCCCTTTCTGGATGTACTGTCCATGGTAGACTTACTGGTGTGAATTTATTTTCACCAGTTTGAGCACCAATGAAGGTTGTATGAAACCAGTTACCTACTCCATTAGGAGTTGATAATGTTATACATTTACCACCTGTTGCAAGTGTTTGTTGCGCAGCGGTAAAAATATCGTCTATCCTATCAATAAAAGCAGCTTCGTCTATTATAAGGAGTGATACAGCCTCTGAACGAGCTGAGTCAGTTGCTGCTGATACTGCTTTAATTTGTGATCCATTCTTTAGTCTTAGGCTAAGACGATTATGCTCAATCGTTGGAAGCTTCATCCAGTTTGGAAGGTTCTCATATGCAAATCGAACTTTAGTTACAAGGTTCTTTGCAGTTGCTTGTGTTGTTGCTAATACAAGTATGTTTTTATCTTGGTGAAACAACATCATCCAAAGTGAATATGCAGATGATAGTGTTGATATACCGAGCTGTCTTGATTTATTGATAATAAGGTAATCTTCTCGTTCAAACAACCGCAAAAGCTTCTCCTGGAATAAATATAGTGCAAAACTCATCCTCCCTTTGGTGGGGTGTTGGATGGTATAGTACTTTTTCATAAAGTACGCAGGGTCCTGCCTACATTTAATAAGTTCCTGCTTTATAGCATCTTGTATATTTCCGGCATTTGGAGTGCTCAAATCCTTATTCTTTATTAATAAATAGTAGTGTCTATAGCATTAGCTATATATAGAAAAAGGAAACCCAACCTTACGGGGTTGGGTTGACCAAGGGATTCTATCCCAGGGGTGGTTTTGTTTCTTTTATAGTTTCTTCTTATTGTATTTTTTATGATTCTGTTGTTTCAGCTTCAGTTTCTTCTGGTGGTGGTGCTGCTGCTAATGCTTCTTCTGGTTCACCAGATTCAGTTGCTGCTTGCTCGCCCTCCTCAGGTCCTTTAACTTTGATAGGATTTCCTATAATAAGTAGTCGGGATATTGCTTCCATACATCTCTCTTTCTCACCTATTGTCTGTAGGTAAAACTTCTTGCCTGATACATTAGCTTCGTATGCTTTACCTAAATACGTTAGGAAGATGTCCTGATCGTTGTGTAATACTATTCTAAAAGTTGTTGGTTTTGGTGCTACAATGTATATTCCTGTAATATAATCCTTATAAGCACTTGACATTAGCATTTGCAACGTCTCTGCCATTGTTGGATATTTTTTAAGAATAAACCCCATAGGATCATCTTCGAACGTCTGTACGTTTGGCTCCATCCTTTCGGCTTCTTTTAAAATTAATTTTCTAATAATTGCTTTACTATCCATTATTTATTTTTTATTATTCTCATATACTGCAAAACCTGGTGTAGGCTCTTTTTGTTGTTGTTGTTGCATTTGGGCTCCCTGCTCTATCATATACTCTGTCACTGAGTGTATATAGTCAGATGCTAGTGTGATGTACGCTGATATCCAACCCGGTAATTGGTCGTCTGGTTGAATTATATTTTGCAGCTTAGATGCATTTGAGATTAAGTCTCTCAATTCAGCGTCAGCCATTGTGGCTTCATGGTCGTGCCCATGTGTGTAGTCTATTCCATTTCTCTCGCAATCACCACATTCATTTATAGGAATCTGTACTAAGTCTTTTAATTTAAACATTATTTTTACTTTTTTAATTATTATAGTCCCTTTATTCCAGTATCTTTTTTCTTAAAATAACGATCTCCTTGTGCCATTATTCCATTTGCCCAACCTATCCACTTTTTCCAATCAGTTTGCCATTTTGTTTTTACAGTCGGATCCATTAGCTCATTGTATGAATCTTGTAATTCTTTTTTTTCTTCTTTAGATCCGTTAGTATAGGCATCAACTATATTAGCTGCTAAAGCTGTTCTTACGTAGTCCGCAAAATCATCTTTCAGCTTATAAATATTGATTACTAAGAAGTCCCTAACACGAGCATCGTTTTTATATTGTGATTGTTCGTACGGATTTATTATAGCGTTGTGTATAAACTTACCAAATCTGATGTCATCTACTTCATTTTCCAATGTATCGACTGCGTCTGCTACCGATTGATTTTCCTCTTTACTCTTTGTAAATCCGTGTAATGATAATGCTTCGTATACACCTTTTGTTATCTCGTGTATTAAAATTGGAAAGCATACACCTAATGCTTTTATATGTACAACTGGTTTTTTAGTTGCTTCTGATATACCATTTGTTACTGTGACCCTACTACTACCACCTCCCTGCTTATTGCCCATCTGCACCATTTGTAACATCATTGCTACCGTACTTTCGTCGTGGTATACTCCAAATAAATTTCTAGTAAGCTCAGCGTACTGTTCTAGTAATTTAGGATCTATTGAGTTTATATAATCAATGTATAAATCTTTAAATTGAAAGTCTTCTGTACCTTTAATAGCCGCTCCTTGTGTACTTGTATTAATCATTCGACGTCTCTGCTCATCTGTAAAAGCTTGATCTTCAGGTTTAGTTTCTTCGTCTAAGCTAGCATTTACGTCTGATATTGTTGTTAGCTTTGCTTCTAATTGATATCCAGAGAAATCAATTACTGGGAACATTTCTTTTACTAATTCTATTGCTAGTGGCTCTAGTTCATCTTTATAGGGAGCCTCCATGCTAGATAATATGTTAAGTATCTCTTCTGACTTAATACTTGTTTGTATACCACTTTTTTTACCGAGTGCAACTTTAGATTGACCCTTTAAACCCTTCATCAGGGTTGGTGATAACATATTGCTGTGTTTAGGCATTATTTTTCTTTTTTAAATCTACTTACGATTTTACTAACTGTAGCATCTTTATCTGCTTTTGGTCCCGTATCCGGTGACTCTGTTGGAGGTGTAAATGGATCATCATCTTCTTCTTCTTGTGTTCCTGGTTCTACTACCTCTTCACCCTTTTCTCCTGGGTCAGGTGCCCATGCAGGTTGATTTTCTCTAAGCACTTGCTCTGCAAGTTTTCTAATTAATTCTATTTTGTTTGTCATGTTATTATTTTCGCTTATATTATTGTTTTGCATTATAGTTGGCAAATCATTTGCCGATCTATACTGTCTAAATTGAGTAGCTGTAATAACCCCGTGTATATTACCTGGTTGTGACGCTATAATTCCAACAACTGTTCCTGAATTAAGAGTTGCTATGTATAAAGCACTGGCTGTTCCTGCTAACTGATATGCTGATGTTATCCGTCCTCTACCTCTTAGTAGACCATTTCTTGTATCAGTTCCTCTATCTGCACGTATATTTTTAACCGTACCACCTTGCCTTAATTTATTTTGTAATCCAGTAGGTAGACTTGTCCAACTAAGGCCGTTGTCTGTAAATACCTGTTGCAAGTTTACATTACCTCCTGCAGAGTTTGCTGGTAATGCTTCTGCCGTGGCTGCTGTTCCCGTTGCTGGTCTTTGTGCTCTTGGCTGTGCTTCTCTACCGAGTAGTTGATCGTAATTTGCTTGAGATAATCTCATGTTAACTATATTGCCACTACTTAGATTAAACTTTCTGGAGTTGTCTTTATTTACTTTGTTTACTAAATATATTGCACCTTGATTTAGTTTTGGTATTATCTTGTATTCGTTGTCCGGTGTTAATCTAACATTACTTGCTATACTTGGACTTCTCCGAAATATCGTGGAGTTGTTTTGTAAAAGGTTACGTACCCCTTGAGTAGTTAAGGGTGGTAATACTGTCTGTACAAAAGTATCTAAGCTATCTTGAATTTGGTTGTTGGGGAAGTTACCTGAATACCTATTCTTAAAACCCGTAGTATCAAACTGATAACTATCTGTATTAATTGATGGCGTATTTGGATTGAAAGCTCCTCTGTATATTATTACTCCTAATGGTTGTACATCAATATAATACTGTCGGTCTTCTTGAGTAAAGGTCCTCTCTTCTTGCGATAGACCATTTAGTATTTTTTGATACTGAGCTTGAGTTAGTGCTGGTGCATTTTGCTCTATTATAGATTTTAAAAAGCTTTGTCTCTTTGCTGGATCTGACTTTACTGTGCTCTGTAGTTTATCAGCGACTGGGTCTGGTAAGCCTCCTTCAACTGGTTTACCTTTTGTATTTATTATACTTATACTATCTTTATCATACTGTATTACGTAAGTTATACCATCTGCTTCAACTGCTTGCTTATCTTCGGATTCACCTGATATGGCTGTTTGTATTATTTTTGGACTTAGACCTTTCGCCTCCACTGTCGAAGCTAATTTTCGTAAGTTTATGCTTGCTAAATTTGGATCATCTAATAGATAGTGTTCTGTTTTTGGACTAAGTGTTTTGGTATCCATACCACCTCTATCTACTACCTTAACTACTATTAAATCCTTATCTAAGTCTAAATATATAACGTTATCTCTTCCGGTTATATATAGGTGTGTTGTATTAGTTGGCTTTACTTTATCTGCTTTTAACAAATCTATCACAGCTTGATATGTGATTTGATCACGCTCATACTTATCAATTAGTTTATCAGCAGTTATTCCTACTGGGTGTTGTGGGTTATTTGTGTTTGCTATAATAGACTTTTGCTGAGCTGGGGTGAAGTACTCGTAGCTTTGTAAAAATATTAAGGGATTTTCATAGGTAGATTTTACAAATAAATCCGTTATTGCTTTCATCTCTGGACGAGATAGTATGTTTTTTATTAACTTTTCCCAGGTTATAGAACCACCATCTTGTGTCCTGAATGGAGTACTGTCTTGTCTTAATGCGTCAATTAAACGCTGATTCTTCTTGTTAAGATCCTTGCTATAATACCAATCCTCGAGTGTATACATTCCTTTACTATCTAACTCTTTTTTAGGAATTGGTCTATATTTAAAATACGATTGTAATCCTTTTACTGATGGAAATTCTTTTTCAACAAAAGCCCAATTTTCCCATCTCTGCCACTCCGATTGTCCACGTCTACTACCTAAATCGTTATTAGTTCTATCCGATGCTTTGTAGGTATCATCGTTACCAATCATAATAACAAAGAAGCTTTTTGGATTACTATCTGCTAATCTCTTATCTCTTACTAAGTAAAAAGTAGGATACTTTTTGTTTGCATCATAACGGTAATTAGCAAAGCTACCTCCTGTTATACACCACTTCTCCCCTTTTCCGTATAAAATACACCTACCTTCATCTGATCCATCGTAAATGGTAAGATTGTCGTCTTGGTATACTATTGGGGGTGCTTGTTCATCTTCCTCATCATCCTCTGATGGCGGCTTATATCCCGGTTTAGACTTTAGAAACTGTAAAAGCTCTTGAATTGTCCACTTGGTGATATCTCTATCCTCTGCCGGCTCTATATTATTTTGAAATTTCTTGAAGAATTCTATTGCGTACTCTATTTCAGGCCTATCTACTTTATTTTTAAGTGCCGATGAGTGCTGCACCTGGTCTTCATATTTATCCGCCAGGGCCTTCATAAAAGAATCGACCTTAGCTTCCGCTAGATGCGGATATTCTTTTATTACATATTCTAATAAATTACATAAATGCTGCATTCTTATCGCTATCTTATTTAGTTTGCAAGGATTCTCTAAATAAATAGCACTATGTACCTGTTTAACTACTTGTACATTACAATCTTGCAAGGTTTATTATGTGTCTTACACAGAGAAATTGAGTGAGCTGTTCCCTTTGACTGGCCGTCCCAAAAAGCAATAACGTAATCTGCGTTTTGAATTATATCATTATTTCTAAGAATACCGGCACGTTTTCCATATTTAGTCCAATCTGGCTTGAATATCAGAGTTTTAATGCCGTTTTCAGTAGCCCATTGTTCACCAAGTTTATCAGCACCCCTTGCTCCACCACTCACTACGACTTCAATTTGCTGCTTATATGTACTTAATGTATGCTCTACTAATGTGTAGTTGTCAAAGGTTCTACTACCTACGATTGCTATTTTCATATGTAGGCAAACATACTACCTTTTAGCTAAATTAGCAACTTTTTACTTATGTTTTATAAGCAATTCACCTAAAACTTCTATTTTACCAACCAGCTTTTGGAAAGCTATCTGTTCAATATTCATATTAGTTTTTGTTGCTGTATGTAGTTGTTTTAGTAGATCTTTGTACTCTTTATGAGCTGCTTCTAGGTCTAATTTACCTTCTGCTGCTTTCTTGTAGTAAGGTAGTTTAACGTTGTAATGGTAGTAAGTTAGCATTGAAAGGCCACCTTTCTCCTTAGAATTTTTTGTTATTTTTTCTGCACCCTTCTCTCTAGTTCCAGCAAATTCTTCAAAAGCACCTATTTTAGGTTCTTCTTTTTTTGCTTCATTTAACATTATATCAGCCTCTGCTCTCAATACATCACCGTCTTTTAGAAATTTTATTCTTAGGTTAGGATATTTTTCTTTCAATCTACTATGCCAAGCAACAACTTTCTTATGACCTATGAAAGACGATCTTACTTTATCTTCTAGATTAATAAAATCTTCCATCTGCTCTTGAGGAGATTTTACTATCGTTTCTTTTAGTATGTCTGTTAACTTTATCACTAGCTTAAGTTTAAATCGTGAGTATTAATTCCATTGCGTTGCTTTCTTTTAAGTATTTGATCAGCTACTGTCTTTATTGCATTTTTTGCACTTGTATTATTACTCGGTGCTGATACTGTGAAGTAGGCATTTCTGCCAACGTGGTCGGTTAAATCACTTACGTAGTAATATACTTTATCACCTTTCTCTCCGTAACCGCTTCCTCCTTTGCTGGCAAAATCCTGTCTTAGATCGCCTATAGGATTGTTACCTGCCCACACTGTGTATCCCTTACCATCGTTTGAAATACCTTCAACTGTTACTGGTACTCCATCAACTTCGTACTCTTTTCCTTGAGGTTTTTTCGGTGCTTGTGTTGGTTGCTTTTGAGGCTCTGGTGCTTTCTTACCAAACATGTTGCTAAGAAATCCCTCTTCTACTTCGTTTAATATGTCTGTTAACTTTATCATATTATTTTGTTTTTCCCCATTTTGTTCCTTTACCAGAATCTTTACAAGCAGCTGGTGTAGGGCGGCATGACGGATGTTTTGCTCTGTCTTCGCCTTTTTGTCTACCACATGGTTTGTAACCTCCTTTGCCATCGGGTGCATTGCAATCAACCCATCCCTTAGCCTTACCCTTAGCTCCTTTTCTCGAGAACCACTTGTGTAGTGACTCATCTTCTTTTATAGCCTTCCAAATATCACCTTTACGACATCTAACAATCGCTCCTGATCGGTAGGCTGATGGCTTATCGTACTTTTGTCTTGCAATACGCAGACAGCGATCGGCCTTCTTCTCTTCTAGTAGCTGTTTTAGTAGGTCGGTTAATCTAATCATTCCAGATTATTATTTTAAACTTTTCAGGCTCGATACCGTAAAACTTACACTTCCAATCACTTTGTTCGAAGAAAGGCAGTGTTGCCCATTCGTCTCTTCGTTTTAAAAGCTGCTTAGCAGCATCTGTCCAGTCGACGTTAAGTGCTAGTTTTTCAATTTTCTCTTTTGCAGCCATTACATTCTCGTAGTGAAAATCATCCCACTCATAATGAAATACCTCAAACACGTTTCCTTCTCTATCTACATAGTCGATTGCTAGATCAATACCCCACTTTGATCTTATCTTTGTTAGCTTGCTTACAAGCGGTAGATCCCTACTCCAATTCTTTAGCTGCTCTAATGCAGAACCTCCGTATGCTTTTCTCTCAAATAGTAATGCGTGGTTTATATGAGCACCTTCTATTATGGATTCACTTGTTTCAAACCAGTTATACTTTAGCGCTCTCTTGTACCTATGTTGAGTAACTGGGGTATTTACTTCTGCATAGTCTTGTTCTAACTCTGTAAGGTCGTATCCATTAGTATCAAAAAGATCTACACAATCGCTGTTAGGTTCTTTGTACTTTACTATCGGATTCTCCCAAATAGCTCTAGAATTAAACTCGGTATTTGTTAGTACTAGTTGCATTAATTTTTATTCCAATCGGACATATTGCCTAGTGGATCGTCGTCTGGATTAGGATTGTCTGGGTCGTGTGGTTTTGTTCTTTCTGTGTTAAGCTGCTTTTTATCCTTTATTGGTCCTCCAACAACCCAAGCATCACATGTCCTAGCTGCAGCACACTTAAATTTTAAAAATCTACAGTAACCTAACTTGCCAGCCTTAATAACATCAAAGGGATTTTCCGATCCTTGATCGTCCCCAATTCCCTTAGCAATACAATCTAAAGTCTTCTTTGTTATATCGAATGCCGCACAATTACCACATCTCGACGACTTAGCCTCTTCTACTGTGTCTAGTTTCCACATATCCGCTTTGGCCTGCCAAAACTTTTCGTTAGGGTTGTTAGGATTGAGTGGTCCGTAGCCGTATTCGTTAATAGCTTTTTGCCTATTTTTTAGGTTTAACTGTATATCTTGTGTTGGAGCAGGACATTTACTTGCTTCTACTTCTTTTAGTATATCTGTTAATTTTATCATTGACAGTGGTAGTTTAAATATCTTTGTAATGCTTTTGCGTAATGAGTTCCTTTATCTTTTAGTTTTGCTTTTGCTGACCTCACTCGTGTACAGGACAACCTTCCTAATCTTTTTTTAACTATTCCCGGTTCAACTGGGTCATGATACCCTTCCGCGTATCCCCTTTTTGTAGCATCTTTGGGATCATTGGTAAATGTATCAGAAGCTTTATATCTTACCTTCTGCAGCATGTTTGCTTTGTAAGGTGGGTACATCTCAGCTAGTATATCGACTAGTTTAATCATATTACCAATGTTTACAACTCCAGTATCTTGGAGAGGTTCTATCCTTTGCAGTATCACATTTGTGTCTTGCTCTAAATGACTTTCTACGTGCAGGGATATTCTTTTTTATTTTTAGATTAGGATCACCGAAGTTCACCTTAACAACATTTCCTTTTGCATTCTTAACGTATACTGATCTTTTCTTAGGTCCGTCTGGTGTTAGGAATGGTTTGCCTAAACTAACTTTACGACCTCTATATTCTGCTTCTTCTAGCTTGTGTTCATATTCGAGTAGATATTCCATTAAACACTCTGTACAGAAGTTATCTGTTTCATCCATTACATTTATTCTATTAGCTGCTTGCTTTGCTTTTTTGAATGCTCCTGATCCTTTTTGAGCAGGTTTCTCACCTCGTGCTTGTTTTGCTCTTATGTTTGCCCATAATCCTTTTAAAGCCTCATCTACATCTGCTCTTAATTGATGGTATTCGTCGTGTCCATCATTTTTTATTGTATGTAGTTCTTTTTGAGTTGGTGTGTTATCGTATCCGCATTTACAAAGGTACGGATCTTTTCCTCCGTCTACTAATTTCCAATGCCATCCACACTCTTTACATTTGATTTCTTCACCTGTTTCTTTTAGTGACCTTCTCTGACAGCTTCTTTTGCCTGTTAATTTAGGGGATGGGCACGATGTACCCATTGGATGCATATGCCCACAGTCATGACAACAGATACTTTTCTTTTCGTCTAACATTCTAGTGTAAGAATTTAAGCTTATATTTTGTTGTTTCTATTAGTACTACTACATTATCAATTTCATTTTGAATGTAGCTATCTTGAGGTAGCTGTTGTCTAATAGTCTCTACATATTTGCATAGAGCTTCAAAGTATGTAATAGCATTTTCATCCTCTTTAAATGATGCTTGACCTTGATATCCTCTTAGAATACCGTATCTACCTTGGTATGATTCTACTAATCCATCTGCTAGATCGACAATTTTGTCGTAATAAACTCCTAACGCTACATGTGCTGCGTATGAGTTTGTCTGTAAATGATATATGTGAGCCTGTGTGCGGCTATTAAATAGTGTTGAGATAAATGTAGCGAATTGATCCATGGTTATTTTTTTTCTATTGGTCTAAGTTCTTTTTTAGATGAATGTACCATTTTATGTCTTTCACGAAGACCGCTAATCTTTTCTAAAATCATCTTCGCACTTTCATCCTTACCAGATTTCATGTGATTGTTTACCTCTCTTTGCATCTTAGCAATCATTCTCTCAATTTTCTCAGTCACAGCATGCTTTTTATCTTCAACTTCTTTCATATGCTTATATAACTCATTACAAGCTGCTTCGGCAACAATATTCGCTTCTTCGCCATCCTGGTAAATACCATGTACCTGTGTTGGATCATACTGACCTATTCCAAATGCATGTGTTTGATGTATTATATCTTCTGGTTGACTTTCTGGAGTCGGTTTCATTACTACATAGATGTCTCCAATATTGTCTTCGCAGCCTGGGTGTTCGTGGCTAGGCATTTCCGGCTCCATCTGCTGTGGCATTTGTTGCATCATCTGTTGTGCGGTTTGATGATGTGTTGGTTGTTGCATCATTATAGATTCTTTAACGCTTTCTTTCTTATCTGCATTAATATGTAATGCTGCTAAGTACTTATCAAGCGCTTTTTGAGTACCGTCAGTTTCTCCAACTTTTTTACCTTTTTTGTAAACGACGTACTTGTTTCCAACTTTTTTGTGTGTATAAGGCATTTTATTCTATTTTTTCTTTGTTATAAATATCTACTGATTTAAGATCAGTTATACGCTTTTTTACCTGCTTATATATATCCTTTTTATTACCACCATCCCATGACTCAACGTCACCTTGTTCCGTTACAAACGTGTCCTCTTCTACTAACCACTCCTCTAACGCTCTTTCTAGATCATCTAGTGATGCATTTTTATTTGCATTTATTATCTGACTTTCATATTCACTCCACCTACCCTCTCTTCGTATCTGGCCTTCTACCTTTAGTACACAGTCAAAACACATTTTATGGATAGACCACATTTTCTTTTCCACGTCGTGCAACTTTATTAAGTTTCCACAATTTGGACATGCTAGTGGCATTATAACTAAATTCTTGATCTTATCTAGCTTTGTTACTGTTTGCTTAATCCCGTTTTTAATAGTCCACCTCTTACCACCCTCTTCCCATATATCGCCGTCTACATGGTTTTGTTTGTTTAAATCCCATCCTACTTGCGTTTGTGTTTTTTCACCAACATTACCGCTTATGATGTTTCTCATTCTCTGTACATCACGCTTATTAAATTCTTTTTTTAGATTATTTTCCATAACATTTTATATTATTTTATAGGGTATATTACTTTGCTTTAGTTTTTTAATTAATTCGTTATATGCCTCTAAGCTCGGTGGTTCAAACGACTCCTCGTCGTCAAATTCTGAATTAACTGCTAGTGGGTTTTTTATTTCGATTCCTATAATTGCTTTTGATATATCAATTCCTTTTGGGTATTTTTTAAGATCAATTCTCTCCTCTGCCTCATCAGCTGACTCTCTGCCATATCCTGCTAAAGTTTGTGCAAAGGGTGCTATCTTATATTTTTGTGACAACTTATCACCGTCTATAGTAATTCTAGTTTCAGTTGTAATCGTGTCTGATACCATTGTTTTGTTGCGAGTGAACGATACGAAGGGTTGTATAGTAGATGATAGTATAAAATTATTATCAACTAATCGACTAAGACGTCTGTATGGTCCAAAATAGTACAAGGTTCCTACTTGCCTACCTTCTCTTAATATGTCTGCTAGTTTGATTATTTCTCCTTCGTTCAATTGTTTGTATAGGTCAACTAACTTTATCATAAATCTAAATCGTATATTGTTGGATTAAGTTTACCATACTCCCTCATTAAGATACCAGCCATTGCATTTGCTTCATTTTCTATATCAGTTCCTGTCTCACCTGATTCCTGGTGAATCATGTTAAGCTCTTTTTGTCTGTGGTGCGTCAGTTCGTGTGCTAAGCTTCTGTATACATCTGCTGTATTTCGATTGTAATAATACACATACACCGTATTATCACTCGGCGAATACTCACCAAAGGAGCTTCTCTCCGCTACCCATGCTTTATCAGCAATGAATTTAATATGTGGCAGCGACTGTATGCCTAATTCCTTCTTACAGTGTTTTAGGAAGTCCTTGATCAGTTCCTTGTTCTTGTTCACTTGGTATTGTTGATGTTAGTATTTTCCAAATTTTAGGTGCTGCTCCTTTATTATAAGCCGCTTCTGGTACGGTTTCCTTAAATGCATCGTAGTCCTTCTGCTGTACTAGTGCTCTAATGTGTGGTGCTGACGCTGTTCCACTCTTCTCTTGTACTGTTATTGACTTAACTCTATCTCCAAACTGCTTCTGTAGTGACTCTGTATAGTTTTTATCATCAGTTTCATCCTGTCCAGTAGCTATATAGACAACCTGTGTTTCGGGATTTCTCTTTATTATTTCAATCATGTCTACGACTGGACTAGCGTGTTCCGATATTAATAGTTTTATTTTAGCATTTGGTTGTGCATTTAAGTACATTTTCCAAATCTGAAGAGCTTGCTCTGGTGATATATTACCAGTCTCGGGTGCTACTTTAGCGCTTAGTATAATAATGACTTCTGTTATATAGGTTCTACTAGCTAAATTCTCGGCTGCTTCAAAGTGTCCCTTGTGTGGTGGATGAAATTTACCTGGGTATAGGCAGGGGCCTGGTGCATTGATAACCTCCTCTGCTAATAATTGTCCTAATAGTATTGCGTCAATCATATGATAATAAATATCTACTGAGCCGTGTCTACGTTAGGAACTTCCTTATTTATAGTATTTTGGAGGCGATCTTTAAGTTCATCCATATCTTTTGCTGCTGTTTTAACTTTTTCCATCATCGCTTCTATTATTAATTCATCACGGTTTAGTCTGTAAATATACATCTGACAACAGTCATCTACTCTTGGATCATAGCTAATAAAGTCACACCACTGTGCTTTTGCACATATCATATTAGAAATACACTGGTAGTAGTAATCCGGAAATGCTTTTTTGAAGTCTGCATCGGTCTTAATAAGGCCGTGCTTAAAGTGT